CTACAGCCAGAGCCAATAAAATACTGGGATTTGACGGTAGTGGTGATTTGACGGTTTCTGAGGGCAAAGTTGATACTGTTACAGTTTCGGCGTCTGGTTTGTCTGCTGGGGCTACGCCTACAGCGTCAGCCACATACACAGGCGCAACAGGTGCGCTTGCCATAGCATTGGGTATACCTGCTGGCGCAACTGGCGCAACTGGCCCTGCTGGTGGTGGGTTGGCTGAACTTACCGCAGATACAACACCGCAGCTTGGTGGTGATTTAGATGTAAATGGCAAAGATATTGTTACAACATCTAATGGAGATATTGAGTTAAATCCAAATGGAACTGGCAAAACAGTTCTTAAAGGCAATACCAATCCGGGTACTATGGTGTTTAATTGCGAGAGCAACAGTCATGGTCAAACAGTCAAGGCACAACCACACTCTGCCAGTGTTACAAACACTCTTACGCTACCGCCCGGTGGTGATGGTGAACTGGTCAGCACTGTAGCAACACAAACACTTACAAACAAAAGCATAGCCGCAACACAGCTTACAGGCGCGTTGCCAGCCATTGATGGGTCAAGTCTTACAGGCATATCTGCTGGTGCAACTGGTGGCGGTTCAGACCAAATTTTCTATGAGAATGGTCAGACTGTGACAGCCGATTACACAATTACAAATGGTAAAAATGCTATGTCTGCTGGGCCAATCACAATCAACTCAGGCGTGACGGTTACTGTTGGCTCTGGCGAAACATACACGGTGGTTTAGATGAGTACATTAAAAGCAAATACAATCCAAAGCACAAGCGGTGGCGTAGCTACACTTACTAAACAAAATGCAGCAAAAATGCATTGCGTTGTTGATCAAACCTCTACACAGTCAATTGTAGGCAGTTTTAATCTTTCTTCAATTTCAGACGGGGGGACTGCTAAAACAACTAAGACGATGACAAGTCCAATGTCAGATACAACATATACTATCTCTGGTTCAGGCAGACTTGACACCGGTGGCAATGCATGTATTCACAACCAGGATAAAGACGTTACAAAAACGGCAAGTGTATTTGGCGTTGTGGGTAATGCAGGAGACACAGCGGCTTCAATGTCTGTTGTTCATGGAGACTTAGCATGAGTGAGGTAAAAACAAACAAACTTACTGGCACAAGCACTGCTGGGTCTATTCTTGTAACAGCTGAAGGTAATAGCACGACTACTAATTTGCAGCAGGGGTTGTGCAAAGCTTGGGTAACCTATACCAGCACAAGCTATGCGATTGGTGACTCATTAAACTGCTCTGCTGCTACAGACGGTGGCACTGGAGACTTTACCACAAATTTTACAAATAATTTTGGAAGTGAAAACATTACGTGTGGTGGCACATCAACCTACAACACTAATATCTCTTATCGCGACGCATCATCAGCAGGCGGCAACAGTCACACTTCATCTTCAGTAGGATGTGCCTTGATTGCATCTAATGGCAGCCAACCAGACGCAGATTTTTCGTATGGTGACAGTATCGGTTTGAATTATCACGGGGATTTAGCGTAATGGCGGGTAAACTTGTAGCAGACCAAATAGAACACAGCACCGCTGGGTTGATTGGCACAAATTTTCTTAAAGAAGGGACAAAGTGCTGGTTGCGGTACAATCAAAGCACAGATTCAGTGCTGGACAGTTTCAACACAAGCTCAGTTGCCGATACGACAACTGGCAAATATACACCTGCTTTTACAAATAACATGAGTTCATCAACAGATTTTGCAGCCTCTGTTACAAGACAAGCAGTTGCCAGCTTTAATCATAATGTGAATTACACAGAGTCTGAGACATCAAGCAACACTCTTGTTTTTACCGTTGAAAATGCAACCCATATTGATGGTGTAAACAATCATTTCTCCATACCCGGTGGGGTGTTGGCATGATTAAAACACCACAGTTTAAAGGCACACAATTATTTGACAGACTCTGTTGGGCAAAAGAAAACCTTGAGCCACATCAGTCTGAGTACCGGGTTGTATTTGAAGATAGCGTAGATGAATGTGCTAAGGTTCTTACACCTGACCCAAACTGGCTAGCTTGTGCCTTGCAGGGAGGCATCCTTCCTCCGGTGTGGGTATACTGGGAACTGGCAAAGGATGAAGCGCAGCCAGATTTTAAGAAGCATACCCGTGGTTATTTGCTTCATAATACTGAGCCTGTAGAGGCGATGTCAGAAGAGCAAGCAATAGAGTATTTAATTCAGAAGGACATACCTCAGCACGTCTGGCAAAACTGGAATGAAGGCAACAAACCCAAAATAGTTATCTGTCGCAAAGAACAGCTTCCTGCTACACGCGAGTGGCGCAACT